AAAGTTGCCGATCTCGCTCTCGGGCGGGCGGATGATTTGCACGCGCTGGTGCGGCTTGGCGGGATCCAGCTCAACCCAGCTTTGCCGCGCCACGCGCAGTTTGGCGATGAGTTCGGGTGCGCTCATGAGGCCACCGGCAGGCGCAGCACGCGGCCTTTGACAGCCACCTTGAAGCCGCCGCTGGCGAGCTGGCTGATGCCCTGGTCTTCGTTGGGCATGGTGACGGTGCCGTAAAACACGCGGCGCTCGGTGTTGCTGAGCGTGATGCGAAACAGCAGCGGCGTGCCGGCGCGGGCGGCGGCTTCCACGGCGACCATGCCGGTGGATTGCAGGTCGCTCAGGTGGTTGAAGCTGACGGTCTCGGCGCCAAGCAGGCCGAAGTCGATTTGGCGGTTGGTGTCGAGCAGCGTGGAGGCGTCCAGCTCGTCAGCATCACCGCCGGCGATGGCGTAGCTGGTGGATTTGGACAGCGTGGTGAAGGTGGCCGCCGGGGTGAAGGTGCCAGCGGACCAGGTGGCGAAGCCGGTGGTGTCAACGCGTTCGACGTTGAAGTTGCCGGTGGTCACGCCCTGCACGCTGCCGGCCATTTGGTCAAGCTCGGTCATGCCGGCGGCAACGGTCCAGTAGCCGAGCGTGCCAGCGGTCATGCCGTGGGCGGCTGCGGCGGCGACACCCGGGCTGGCCTTGGTGAGCCCGGTGACGGTGATGGGGGTGGCGAAGGTGGCGGCGATTTCCACGCGGCAGTTACGGCCTTTGGGTATTGACATGGTGAGGTCCTTTGGGGTTAAGTGAGGATGACGTCGGGGGCGGTGGGGTCGACGCGGTAGGCCATGAGCCAGGTTTGGTCACGCGAGGCCATGAGGCGGTCGCCCTCGCCATTGATTTCGGTGCGGCTGCTGGTGATGTAGGCACCATCAGTGGCCAGCGCGGCCAGGGTGGCGCTGCCGGCAATGAGCTTTTCCACCGCCAGGCCAAAGGCGCGGGCATCCACCGCCGCGGTGGTGGTGGCGGCCAGCGCGCAGTGGACGATGATGGTGGACTCGCGTTGCTGTTCGCCCAGCAGATCAATGGCCTCGGCGCGTTCGCCGTCTTCCTCGATCGTGATGGCGGGCAAGTCTGCCGGTTGCACGCTGTCCACCCGGTCCAGGTAGACGCGTGCACCGGCCACGGTGCCACCGGCGGCCAGCAGAGCCTGCAGGGCGGTGAGGATCTGTTGCTGGGCGCTGGCCATGGCTCAGGTGCGCAAGCGCAGGCGGGTGATGCCGGTGCCGTCAGGCAGGGTCTCGACCACGGTGTAGGTGGTGCCACCGTAGACCAGAGGCTGACCGACCACGGGGGACGGCACGCTGCCGCTGGCGAGGGTGAACAGGGGCACGGTGCCGGCCAGGCCCATGGCCAAGGCTTGCTCATCAAAGGCGTTGTCGAAGATGCCGGTGACCGGGACGCCGGCGAGGGTTGCCGAGACGGCAAATTCGTCGGGGTCGAAAAAGGCGGTGAGGTCTTCGGTCATGGCCATGGGGGTCAGTCCTTGGCAACGGGTGCGGGTGTGGGCTTGGTGGCGGGCGCGAGTAGCTGGGCCAGGTGCTTGGGCAAGTCGCCATCGCAGGTGATCTCCTCCCCAATCTTGAACTGGACCTCGCCCGTGGCCGTGTACCAGCCCTTGCGGGCGGGTACGGCGCGCAACACATGCTTGCGCGGCGCGGCCTGGGACTCTGAGAGCCCAAGGACCGTGCCGGCCGGCAGGGTGAGCGCGCCGAGGGTGACGTATTTCATGATGCGTTGATCCGTTACACCAGCGTGGTCAGGCAGGCGCGCTGCCAGTAGCCGTAGCCGACGTTGCGGATGGCCTTCACGCCGTAGTGGTGCTTGTCTTGCGTGAACTCCAGCTCCGAGCCTTCAGCAATGGCGCTCACGGTAACGCCCTCCTCTTCCTGGCGGATCAGGCTTTTGACCTGGCCGTCGGTGCGGAAGGTAGCAAACTTTGTGGTCCAGGTCAGGCGCGGGTTGGTCGCCATTGCAATTTTGAAGCCACCCAGTGTGCCCATGGTCAGAATGGTGTTGCTGCGGCTAGTGGACGCGTCAACGATGATCTGCGAGCCAAGGGCACCGGCTGCAGGGCTCATGAATGGCACGGGCACCATGATTAAAAACTCGCGGGCGTTTTCGTTCATGGGCTCGCCGGTGTCGTCCTTGAAGCCAAGCATGGCCTCCACCGATTTGAGGATGGCGGTTTCCATCTCGCCGGCAGTGGGCGCGGTGGTGGTGGTGACGTCGGAGGTGAGATCGTTGGACTGCGAGCCGCTGTCGCCTTCGGAGTGATCAGTGTCAAAAAAGTATTGGCCGTCGTAACACAAACCGGTTTCCGCACCAATGATCAGGGTGGACAGCAACTTGGCCCAATGGCTGTTGGTGCGCTCGGCCATTTCACGCACGCGCAGCATGACCTGGCCGGTTTTGTCGCGGCGGATTTCATCCATCAACACTTCCAGCGTCGCTTCAAATTTCTTGTTGACGATGGTGATGCCGTTTTCACGGAAGCCTTTGGCGTTGCGGCCGCCGATCCACTCACGCATGGTCGGGCTTTGGCCCAGCCATTTGTAGGTCTCGGATTCCTGGTCGGAGTCGAAGAGGTTGGAGATAGCGCCGATCCACGAGGCGCCGAGGTCTTGCTCAAGCGTGGTGTAGTACTCGCCGATGATGGCGCGGCTGGAGAGTCCTTTTGCAGACATGGTGTTTTCCTTCGATGTTGGGTTGTGAGGTGGTGGACGTCAGGGCTTTAAGCTTCAGTGGCCCAGGTACCGCGCAGTTCGGCAACGATGGCGCCGTTGGCGTCGCCCGTGGTGAGCACTACAAAATCGCCGCGCTTGGCGGTTGCCTTGGTGTTAATCAGGTCCTTGTTGTCGGTGCCGGGCAAGTCAGGGCCTTGCACCTTGTCGGCAGCGGCGGGGTCGATAGAGACCTTGGCAGCACCAAATGCGGCGATGTTGACGATCTTGCAGTTGATCGGCGTGGCCACCACCGGCAGGGTGACAACGACCGCGTCGGTGTCCACAAAAAAGCATTTGCCGTTGTCTTCGATGTCCAGCGTCTTGTTGGCGCTCAGGGTCTCGCGCACGGTGTAGTTGGCGTAGGGGTCCTGGTATTTCAGCGCGTTGAAGTCAACGATGACGACACCAGCGGACACAAAGCGCTTGACGAAGCCGACGAAGACTGCCGACGTGGGGATGAACGTGAAGGTGTCGTCGTCGGTGGCGTAGACGGGTTGACCCAGGTCGGTGATCACCGCGCCCGTTACCGCCAGTTGCACTTCGCCCGAGTTGCGCACGCGCACGTTGATGGCGGCTGCGGCGCCCAGCGAGTTGTCAGCCTGGGATTGCGCGAAGCCACCGAAGCGGTCGCCTGCAGCCAGCGGGCGGGCGTGACCCGTGCCGGTGACGACGCCAACTGCGGCGCCCTCGTAGATGATGTCAGCCGCGATGACAGGGATGTCATTGAGGGTGCCCAGCTCGAAGGGGCGCGGGGTATCGACTGCAAGCGTGGTGCCCGCCAGAGAGATCATGGCGAGGTTTTCGGGGCCGACAAAGGCGACAAACTGTGCAGCGGCTTGTGCCACCTGGGGAATAAACGCGCAGGCCAGCGCGAATACAGCCATAAGGGCCGGGAAGATGTGAGACTTTTTCATGATGTTTTCCTGAAAGTTAAGGGGGTTGGCGGCAGGCTTAGGCGCGCGGCTGGTAGACGCGGGCGCGGCCGTTGGCTTCGGCACGGGCGTATGCCGTGAAAGCGGCCAGGCTGGAGAACTCACCGCGCAAATCGGCATTGGCATCCCACTTGGCTTTGCAGCGGTCTTCCAGTGGCAGGGCTTCGACGCGCTGTTTCTCGGCGGCGGCTTTGGCGTCAACGCCTTGTTCCACTGTGGCAGACGCGGTGCTGGCCACAGGTTTGGGGGCTTCGGCATTGGCGGCAGCGCCTTGGGCGGTGCGCATGGTGCGTTCGGCCTGGTTGACAGCCAGGGCAGCATCGCCGCCGCTGGTGACGCCGTCGAACTTGAGCGATGCGATCAGGGCTTCGTGGCCGGGAATCAGGGCAGATTCAACGGCTTGGATGCGGGTGCGTTCGGCAGTGGCGCCAAGCGCGGCGAATTCGGTTTGCAGTTGAGCAAACAGCGCGGGGTGCTGCTGCTCCAGGGTGGCGCGGTCCATGGTGGATCCTTTCAGTTGGGGGGTTGGGGTTGCGAGCAGCACCGGCTCAGGCTTGAGTGCAGATGACTGCACACCGGCAGCAGCTGCGAGAGGTGACGGAAGACCGCCCAGCGCGAACACGGCTTTGTGGCGGCGGGCGAATTTGGCGGGGTTGGTGGCGAGCTGTTCGACCATGGCGTCAACGGTGGCGTAACCGTCGACCAGGCCGTGGTCAATGGCTTGCTGGCCTATGAAGATGCGGCCGTCAGCCATGTTGGCCAAAACGGATTCAACCGAGGCACCGCGGTGGCTGGCGACCGCATCGACAAACACGGAATACAAGTGGTCGACATGGCCCTGCATGTAGGCGCGGCCTTCGTCGGTGAGGGGGCCGTCGCTGACGATGCGTTTGTACTTGCCCGCCGTGATTTCTGTTTTTGTGCCCGCGACTTTGGGGTCGTAGCTGTGGCTGGCCACCACACCAATGGAGCCGACTTGCACCGTAGGCCCGCTGATGTAAATGGCATTGGCGGCGCTGCCCACCCAGTAGGCGGCGCTGGCCAGGGTGGCGTCGCTCACGGTCACGATCGGTTTGATGCTGGAGAGTTCGCGCACCGTGGCGCCCAGCTCGGGGGTGCCAAACACCGAGCCGCCGGGCGAGTCGATGGCCAGCACCAGCGCCGTGACGCGGGGGTCGGCCATGGCGCTTTCAATTTGGGTGTTGGCCAGTTGCGTGGACACGCCACCGCTGACGCGCATGAACAGGTTGGCCTTGGGTGCCATCACGCCTTCGAGGCTGAGCACGGCCACACCGCCGTCCCTGATTTCGTAGTCTTGCTGTTCGTTGGCCAGCGGGCGGCCCAGGCGGGCTTCGATGGCGTCGATGTCGATCTTCTCGCCGCGCAGGTGCGTGGTGTAGATCGCCTGGATCTCGCGCAGCTTGTCCGGGGCAATGGCCCAGGGTGCGGTGAGTAGGTCGAGAAGTTTCATGGGTATGACTGTAAAAATTTGGGGTTGAAAAAAATAGGGCAAATTGGCACTACTTTTTTTGTCGCTGCAGCGGCAGGCCTTCGGCTTCGGTGTCGTCATCGCCCAGGTCGCTGTTGGGGTCGGTGGGTTTGGCCGGGTCCGTGGGCGCGGCTTGGGCGCCGGGCAGCAGCGCGGGCGCGGTGCCGTCACGTTTTTGCCGGGCCACTTCCTTGGCGCGCTGGCGTTGTTTGGCCTCCCAGTCCTTGCCGTCGTAGGCCATGGATTCGGCCTCCACGGTGCTGATGCCAAGGGCGATGCGCTTCTCGGCAGCGGTCACGTCCTTGACCTGATCCACCGAGCCCGGGCCGTCGCCGGTCCATTGGGCGGCGCACCAGGCGGCGCGAATGTCGGGGTCGGCAAAGAAGCCGGGGC